CGACAGTTCGTCATACCATTGCTTTACAACGTTACCATCAGGACCAATAATAAAGTTAATGCCGTTAAATGTCGTTCCAGAGTAAAAGTTCTTTAAGTCCTCTGGCGTTTTGGCCCCAAATTGTTTGTAGAACTCTAACGTGTCTGCTATTTGATTTTGAGCAAACATGTTACGCAGATAGTCTGGATAACTACTGCTTGTATTTTCGTATGCGGTTTTAAAGTTCTGTATATACCCATCATACGCAGAACGAACTTGCACCCCACTTGGTAACGTTTTAACGCCTGCTGGCAATCCTCGTTGTGTCGCTTGTTCTTCCGTTAACCCCGGTAACCAATTAGCAGGTATTTGAAACAGATTCATCTTAGATGTATCTGCCATACCTGTATCAGTAGCTGTTGGCGTAGCGGCTGTTGTAGTAGGAGCGGTTTGTGCCGTTGGCGGTGCTATAACTGACGTAGACGGTGCCGTGGGTGTAGCTACAGGAGTTCTTGCAGCTATCTCTGGAGCGGCAGCTTTTTTGAACGCCTCCAGTTCTTCAGGTGAAACATCTGACCCAAACACAGAAGCCCAGTATTCAAGACCTGGCTGATCAGCTTCTCTGCCTAAAACATCAGTGTAAAGTTTTCTTACTGCATCTAAGTTTGGCGTTTGTTGTGCGTATTGTCTGCCTTCACCCGCGCCATATAAAGCGTAGTGGCGTTGCGCTTCGAGTAACGTGTCTATCCCTGCCGCCGCAAGATCAGGATATAAAGACAAGTATTGTTGATAATTAAAACCTTCGGGTACTTTTGATTGATCAAACGCAAATCCAGTCATCCAGTTATCTGAATTGACCGTAGGCGTTGGAGTCGTGGGAGGTGTAGGCGTTGGAGTCGTGGGGACAATAGTGGGCTGGGTGATTACCGCCTGCGGGCGGGCTGCATTAGCTACATAGTTCGCCCATGATTGATATTGAGGCGTATAACCTAAATTCGGGTCTGCAAAGTTTACCCCGATGCTTTCGGCTTGCTTCCTTAAAGCGGCAATATCTTCTGGTGTAGCCGTTCTTCCATACTCTTGAAATCGAGCATTAATTAACGGCAACACATTTTGAAATGGATCAGGCGCTACTACATTTAATAGACCCGCTTGATCCATCGTAAATGGTTCATTCTCCGGGTCCGTATAAATATTTAAGTTAGGATCTAACGGCATATTATTGGGTTAAGTCATAGAAGGAAATGGATCCAACACCATCTCCTTTGGTTGCACCAGATACCGTTCTTACGCCAAGCGTATAGATATCGCTTGTACCAGATACCGTAGCCCCTAATTGTAAGTCCCAGTTGTAAGTAACAGCCGAGGTGGTCGAGGTATTGCCAGCACTACCAGTGGACGATACGTAATCCGTTTGACAGATTGTACCAACCGCAGATATCGCCGTTGCCGCTACGTCATACTCGACATTAGAGTCTGACGGTACCGTTGCAGCCCAAGTGGCCCCAGTCAACGTCGGGTTCTTAAGTAGCGCAACTTCATAGTTCTGGCTGGTCAAAGGTAGAAACTGAATCCTGTTGGGCAGAATTACCGCCCCCGTCCTGCCTGATGCCATGCGTATGGATATGATGGGATAGAACGTAGCCGCCGTATCAATATTGGTAAATGCTGTCTCTCGTCGCGCCACATGGTCAATGGATGTTTGCTCAAATCCGCCCTCGGAAACAACCGAGCAGCAAATAGACTTCATGCTTGCAGCCACCGCAGAGGTTGCCGTACTAATTTCATACCTGATAGGCAGTATTGCCGTAGTCATGTAGACGTTAGATATGTCATTTGCATTGTTAAACGTATGGCAAACAATGTACTGCCCATTAATGATGAATCCACAACGAACCGACCCAACGCCAAGCCATTCAAAATCCATCCAAAGAATCTGTGCTTTGCTCGTATCTAACGTCAGACCTGACGCCCCATTGCCGTCTAGCTTGTCACCATTCCAATCCGCTTGGTTTACCGTCCTGGCATTTGATACCGTACCTGTCACATAAGACCGCAGGACAAATGAATTGGTTGATCCATTACGCTTGAAGAACACACCATTCTGATCGTTGTAGTAACCAACCTGTTGCGTGAGATTAGAGCTGGTGCTGCTATCCATGACAAAGGTTGCAAGTACCAATAATCCTTTACCAGGCTGATATGGAAATGAACGATACGATTGACGAATGACTGAGCCAACACCAGCGCCAGTGACTTCCATCTTTACGGCTGCTTCGTTGGTTAGAAACGATGTCGTCCCAGTACCCGTCGTGGCAACATCAAATTGATTATCAGCAACGTATCTGTTTTGGCTATCAAATAATGTGTATGGCTGACTTACACGCTGGCGGCCAAATGCATCGAAGTAAGTACCTGGCAGCGTAACCGGGATCGTTGAAGTAGTTGCCATAAGATTTGCCAGAAAATTGTCAAGACGGTTGAAATACAGGCGCAAGACATTGCTGTACTGGTCTTGGTAAAACGCAGAGTATTCGTTCGGCGCTAACGGTAGGCTTGGCGCTGCGATCCTTGTAAGTTCATATTCTGTTGTGACAATTAAGCTCATGCGCCACGCCCCGTGGCTCTTCCATCCTGTCTAATATCTATTCGAGGCGCGCCTAACTGCCACGTACAACCTAATTGATTTGACTCCACTTTGAAGATCATCTGCCGCCCACGGACCCTGACATAAACCTGGCCAGTAAACTGCTCAATCGTTGTCGTCGATGTACGCACAACCGAAGCCGAAGATGATCCGCTATTAGACTGCGGATTGTTATATCCAGAACCAGAGTTCATCATTGGGATAAGCGTCATGGTCACAGCAGGAGAGGTTGTTTCCGACCCATCAAATGTAATGTCAGGCAATACACGATAGACGTACCCTAAGCTATGCCCATCTTGAATATCAAACTCTGCTGACTCTATATAAGCATTGATAGCAGTAGCTGTACCACTCTCGTTGTCGTCTACACCACGCTCATGGTCAACAATGTTGTAGCTATATGTTGCGGCCTGCGGGTACTGACGGATGCCAGAGTCGCTCCACGCCGTCCTTGCCATCGAGCCGTAATACCAGATGTTTTCCAAGTAGTTATAAACAACGTACCTGTTTACAGTGGTTGAGTTTGCTGAACAATAGAACCACCAGACCTCATTGAATCCTTCGTTAGTTCCTGCAAAAACCTGGAAGTTTTGGAATCTGTTTATGTCATTAAACACGTATCGACGCAGGTCACAGTTCAGCGTTTGAACCCGTCCGTTATAGAGATAGAACTTATCAATACCCATCCAATACGTAACGCCAGATGCCACTGCTGCCGAATTTGGTCCAATGATGGATGTGTTGTCCGCCAGTATTTGCGAACCCCATACCAGTGGCGATCCAAGGTACTGAATGGAGAATAAAGCTGAGTCTGTCCAAACAAGGATCTCTTGGCGCTGCTGCTGCACCGTGATGATCTGCGAACCATGAGACAGCCTGATAGACCCAGCCGTATTGGTTGCAGAAGGCCTCCAATTTACTAAAGACTCTTGATCGCACCAACGAATGAGCATGGGATCTACAACCGATGAGTCAAGGTCATTACTGCCAAAGACCATGAGATATCTCAGCGCATCTGATACCAACAGCGAGTACTGATACTTAGGCACATCCTCCAAAACCATGGATTGCGTACCTGATTGTGACCCTGATGTTGTAATCAAAGCGCCTGCTGGCGTTGCAGAAAGATTGGCTGTCAAGCCTGATACGTTACGCAAGTAATACGTCGTACCAGCCGTGAGGCCAGTAGGTAATGCGCCTGTGGTTGAAAACGATACTGCCGTACCTTCTGAAAGGACAACGCCAAACGTCACGACACATGGACCAGCAATCGTTAGCGTTACCGTTCCACCAAGACTATTTAGCGCAACACCTCTAGAAGTCAGGCCGCCCGTTGCATCCCAGTAGTAAAGACCAGCAGCCCGTGGTCCGAATACCAGATCCTCGCCCCAGTTACCTGCATTCCAAATCCTAAGCGGATCAGTAACCTGTGGCGTAACACCCCATGATCCAGAACCCCATGCGCCTGCTCCCCATCCAATAAGAGGAACCTGGGCCACGCCTGGACCTGTATTGACTTGGAATGCGCCAAGGGAGGAGCCGCCACCATTACCAACATCTGAAGCATTGGATGTAACCGTAGCCCCAGTCGATGGATCCGTCGCCGTAAAGGTAAACGTATTAGCCGTGGGTACAGAGGTAATTTGATACTGCTGATTCAGTACCGGTGCTGTGATGTTACCGCCCAGAGATACAGCCCCTGAGAAGGTAACAAAGTCACCAAGGATCGCGCCATGGTTCGCGCAAGTCACTGTAATGGTTGATGAAAACGGCGATGTCGTGACCGCCGCAAACGTAACCGATGCCGTCTTCCGTATAGGCGTGATGTCGTAATACGCACCGCCCTGCTCAATGTAATACTTAAGGTTGGTGCCAACACCAAGCAGGTTAGAGTTACTTAGCGTTACCCAGTTCCAAAGAGAGCGACAGATACCAAGGAATGTAGCTTGTGATATGCGTACCCATCCGCCAATCTTCTCGGGCGTACCTTGGCGAAAACGAACCTTCTCAGAGACATACCAGCCGTTCTCATTGGTATAACGGGTATTCTCTTTATTGACCCCAGGCTTATAAAGCGTCTTGACTAATGGCATTCGTCACCTCATCAGCGCGGCTTCAGCCGCACGTCGGCGGGTAAGCCCAGGAAGGACTCTGCCAGCAGCTTTGTTCCACAACATGCACTGATCGGCTGCACCATCCCAATCCCCCGCATCAACACGCTTTTTGAAGGTGGAAACCCGGTAGTTCCCTAGGCCACAATTGTAGACCCAGCTAGTCACAGCGGCAATGCGTCTGGGCAAAGCCTTCTGAATACTTGGCGACATCTTTACCAAACCACGGACAAAATACTCCACATGGTGATCCAGCGCATCCTCGCACTCCTGCATGGTCCAGACTGTTCCGGGGTTGATGTCTGGTCCGGTAGCCCCCCATCCAATAGTCCAAGGATGTCCTCTGGTACCGGGATCGGGATAGGCTTGAACTCGTCCATCAGGCAAACGCTTTGCCAGCCCTTCAAAGGGCTTAATCAGTACATCCTTGCAAAGCTTCTTTGCCTCATTCATGTCTTTTGGTATTTTTCTATGCTACT